GTCTGCCATAGGATATGAAACTTGGATTCGGATGAACACTAGACCTCGTGATTGGCATCGTGATCATGATGATAGACTAGAGATGACTACAGGTGAATTGAAGTATCCAATATGCACTACATGTTACTATCCTTTTGTTGCAGATGATGTGAAAGATGGTAGACTGTGTTTTGAGAATGGAACTATTATTTTACCAAAGACAAATCGTATGGTATTTTTTGGCCCTGATGTTTTTCATAATGTTGAACCATTTACTGGTGAGAGAATTTCTATACTACTTAATCCTTGGAATGAACCATTATGTCAAACACCATGTCATGATCCTTGGAGGAGGTATATGGTATGACCGAACTTAAAGATTGGTTGAACTCTATCAACTTTACAAAACAGAACCTGATAGAAGAAGACCCTGATGCCATCAGTAAATATCCTCCATACATTGTTAACCGTTGTCTATCTGGCCATCTAGATTGCATCATGTTTGCCAATGAGATGAATAAGTTTCCTAACTTAGACAAAGACCTCCAATATTCATTTTATCTAAATACACTTAGGAAAAAGAAAAGATTCTCTCCCTGGCTCCGTAAGGATAAAGTCACGGATCTTGAAATCGTCAAACAATACTATGGTTATAGTAACGAAAAAGCATTCCAAGCTTTGAAAATATTAACACCTGAACAAATTAACTTTATTAAACAACGACTTGACATTGGAGGAACGAAATGACTATGACGGTTGAACCTACTGTAGATTGGTCTCAAGATCAGATGCTAGAGGTAGTCTTAAATGAACCAGATGATTTTTTAAAGGTTAGAGAAACACTCACAAGAATTGGAGTAGCATCCAGAAAAGAAAAGAAGTTATATCAAAGTTGTCACATATTACATAAGCAAGGTAAGTATTTTATCGTGCACTTCAAAGAGCTTTTTGCCCTTGATGGAAAACGTGCTAACCTTACTATTAACGATGTTCAACGCAGAAATCGTATCACTCGTCTTCTTGCAGACTGGGGATTAATCACTATTGTTCAAGAGGGTTCAGTAGCAGACATCGCACCATTGAATCAAATCAAAGTTCTCTCCTACAAAGATAAGGGAGACTGGATTCTAGAACAAAAGTATAACATCGGAAAGAAGAACAAAACTACAGAATCTGAGTAAGTGAAACAATTTATTTTTGATGTTGACGGCACTCTAACCGAGAGTCGTCAACAAATTAATTTGTCATTTGAAGTATACTTGATTAAATTCTGTTGCAAGTATGATGTTTATCTTGTTACTGGTAGTGATAGAGCAAAGACAATAGAACAGGTAGGCCTTGATATCTACAATAGATCAATAAGAGTCTATAATTGTTCTGGTGCAGATGTGTATGAGAAAAATCATAACGTCTACAAATCTGATTGGAAACCATCTCGTAAGTTAATTAATTTTCTTAGTGATGAATTAGACTACAGCACTTTCCCACACAAGACAGGTAATCATATTGAGCACAGGCCTGGTGGGATAAACTTTAGTATTCTTGGAAGAGGTGAGGATAGTATGAAACATAGAAAAGAATATGTGAAGTGGGATATCAACACTACTGAAAGAATATTAATGTCAGATAGAATTAAAAGTGAGTTTCCTGATCTGAATATTCAGATAGGTGGTGAAACTGGCCTTGATATATCTGATAGTGATAAGAGTCAAATACTTACAGATTTTAATTCAGAGGATGAGATACATTTTTTTGGAGACATGATGTTAGAAGGTCAAAATGATTATCCTTTAGCGAAAGCACTAAAAGACATGGGCGGTTATCCGCATCATGTAAAAAACTGGGAGGATACCCGAACACGACTTTCTGAGTTTATGGTATAATTAGTAGTGTGATGCCGAAAGGGTCACACAATTCACACTCGCTTATTTAAGGAGAAACACATGACTATTCAAAGATATCGTGCAAACGATCTTGCAGAACTATTTGACAAGATCACAAAAAATAGCATAGGGTTAGATCAGTATATTGATCAGTTCTGGGGAACAACACCACAAACTTACCCACCATACAATATCGTGCAACATAACAATCACGAATCAAGTTTGGAGATTGCACTAGCAGGATTTAAAAAGAAAGAAGTTAAAGTTTACACCGAACACGGCAAACTGGTTGTAGACGGTAAGAAAGAAGAGAAGAAAGATACTGAGTATGTTCATCGTGGCATGGCTCAAAGATCATTCAACAGAGAATGGCAACTCACTGAAGATGTAGAGATTAAAAAAGTTACATTTGAAGATGGCCTTCTTACCGTAGATCTAGGAAAAGTAGTTCCAGAGCATCATGCTCGTAAAGACTACCTATAAATAAGATTGAGACACCTTTCGTAAAGTCTCTACAATCGGAACTTATAGACCCCTTTACAGGGGTCTTTTTCTTTGCTATACTAATAGGAGGTATGATTAGATTATGACAATCAAAGTCTTGGTTTTAAAATCAGGTGAGGATGTAATCGCAGGTGTATCTGAAATGATGTCACCCACTGATCAAGTAATGGGATATTTTCTTGACCACCCTTGTGTTGTAAAACTACAAGCAAAAGGTGATATGCAGACAGATTCAGAAGTTTCTGTTAGAATGCATCCATGGATGCCTATCGCACGAGAGAAGATGATTCCCGTAGCTGTGGATTGGGTGGTTACAATGGTAACACCAGTAGAAAAAATCCAAGAAATGTATGAAACACAAGTATTAAACGATGGAAAAGAAACCGATCAAACTACTGATTCTGATGAACAATCTGAAACTAGTGACACAGATTGAAGAAGTAGCTCCTGTTGATATAGGAGATCCTAATTGTAAAATGATAGAACCATATCTTATTGGTGAACAAGATACTCTATCTCCATGGCTGGTAGAATGCACTAGTCAAAACGAGTTTATGATATCATCAGATAAGATATTAACTATTCTTGATCCTAAACCAACTTTACTTGAGAAATATCAAAACCTTATTAAATGAAGTTCTACACTAACGTTCAAATGATCGGCAACCAGTTTCTGGTTCGTGGTGTTGAGAATGGAAAAAGATATACACAGAAAGATGAATTTTTTCCAACATTATTTGTCAAGTCTAAGAAGAATACTAAATACAAAACGTTAAGCGGAGAGTATGTTGGTGCAATTAAGCCTGGAACAGTTAAAGACTGTAGAGAGTTCTATAAAAAGTATGAAGATGTTGAAGGATTTGAAATATATGGAAATGACAGATATGTTTATCAATACATATCAGACAAATATCCAGAAGATGAAATTAAGTTTGATATCAGCAAGATTAAACTTGTTACTTTGGATATTGAGGTTGCGTCTGAGCAAGGGTTCCCTGATGTTGAATCGTGCACAGAAGAGATTTTGGCAATCACAATCCAAGACTATACAACTAAGCAGATTATTACTTGGGGAGTTAAACCTTTTGATAACAAACAATCTAATGTTACCTATCACACCTGCTACACTGAAGAAAAACTTCTTAGATCGTTCATAGATTATTGGATGCAAGATGTTCCAGATGTGATTACTGGTTGGAACATACAATTATACGATATACCATATATTTGCAAACGTCTTGATAGAGTTCTTGGTGAAAAGTTAATGAAAAGATTTTCTCCTTGGGGTCTCGTATCTGAAGGTGAAGTTCATATCATGGGAAGAAAGCATACCACGTTTGATGTTGGTGGTGTCACACAACTTGATTACTTAGATCTATACAAGAAGTTTACTTACAAGGCACAAGAATCGTATCGACTAGATTACATTGCAAAGGTTGAACTTGGTCAACAGAAACTTGATCACTCAGAGTTTGATACTTTCAAGGAATTTTATTCAAAGGGATGGCAGAAGTTTATAGAATACAATATCATTGACGTAGAACTTGTTGATCGTCTGGAAGACAAGATGAAACTGATTGAGTTAGCACTCACTATGGCCTATGATGCCAAGGTGAATTACAACGATGTGTTTTATCAGGTAAGAATGTGGGATACTATTATCTATAATTATCTCAAAAAACGTAACATTGTAATTCCACCAAAGAATAGATCGGAAAAAAATGATAAGTATGCAGGTGCATATGTAAAAGAACCAATACCTGGTAAGTATGATTGGGTAGTTAATTTTGACCTTAACTCTCTATACCCTCATCTTATTATGCAATACAATATCTCTCCAGAAACACTGGTGGAGGAGAGGCATCCAACAGCAACAGTTGATAAGATACTTAATCAAGAGATAGATATTAGTAATGATTATGCTACTTGTGCAAACGGTGCACAGTATCGTAAAGATGTTCGTGGGTTCTTACCAGAACTGATGGATAAGATGTATGGAGATCGTGTGATCTTCAAGAAAAAAATGATCGAAGCAAAGAAGCAGTATGAAAAGACTCCAACTAAAAGATTGGAAAAAGAGATTTCTAGATGTAACAATATTCAGATGGCAAAAAAGATCTCTCTTAATTCCGCTTATGGTGCTATTGGTAATCAATATTTTCGCTATTATAAACTTGCCAACGCAGAAGCTATTACACTATCTGGTCAAGTTTCTATCCGTTGGATAGAAAATAAAATGAATGACTATCTAAACAAAATACTAAAAACGGAGGAAGTTGATTATGTCATTGCTAGTGATACTGATAGTATCTACCTTAATCTTGGCCCTCTGGTGGAGGTCATATACAAAGATCGAGAGAAGGATGGTTCGAGCATCGTTTCGTTCCTTAATCAGGTGTGTGAAGTGGAACTCGAAAAATATATTACGAATTCTTATGAGACGTTGGCCGAGTATGTAAATGCTTATGATCAGAAGATGTTTATGAAGAGAGAGAACATTGCAGATCGTGGCATATGGACGGCAAAGAAAAGATATATCTTAAATGTGTGGGATAGTGAAGGTGTAAGATATGAGGAACCTAAACTTAAGATGATGGGTATCGAAGCAGTCAAATCATCAACTCCTGCACCTTGTCGAACAATGATTAAAGATGCACTCAAGATAATGATGAACGGAACAGAAGATGAAGTGATTGATTTTATTGAAGAGTCTCGTAAGAAGTTTAGAACATTACCACCAGAAGATATATCATTTCCCCGTTCTGCATCTGATGTAGTTAAGTATAAAGCATCATCCACAATCTATACAAAAGGAACTCCTATACATATACGGGGTGCTTTATTGTTTAATCACTATGTGAAGAAACACAAATTGGATCATAAATACTCACTCATCCAGAATGGTGAGAAGATTAAATTCTGTTATCTGAAGAAACCAAATGTTATTCATGAGAATATCATTTCATTTATTCAAGATTTTCCTAGAGAGTTTGGTCTTGACAAGTATATTGATTATGACTTACAATTTGAAAAGGCATTCGTAGAACCACTCAAAGCAATACTTGATGCTATTGGTTGGAGTGTAGAAAAAACTGCAAATTTAGAATCATTTTTTATCTAATGGATTTACCTATTAACGACAAAGAACTTGCCATTATAGTAAAGTCACTGACTTTAGGTGGTGATACTGCGTTGTATCAAAAACTTAAATTAGTCAAAGAAACCAGAGATGAGAATCCTGGTGGCCCATACAAAAAAATACTTCGTGAAACACATGGGATGGTAATCTAATGTTTTTTGAAAAGGTAAGTCTAGTCACTGGTGGATTTGACCCTATTCATAGTGGTCATATATCTTACTTTAAAAGGGCAAAAGATCTCTCAAACTATCTTATCGTGGGATTGAATACTGAGGAATGGTTGATTCGTAAGAAAGGTCAATACTTCCAATCATGGAAAGAACGTGCCGAAATCATCAGACACTTAAATATGGTTGATGCTGTGATATCATGGGATGATACTGATGATAGTGCTAGAGGTGCAATTAGAAAATGTTTAGAAATTTCTAAGGAAGTTATTTTCTGTAATGGTGGTGATCGTGGATCATCAAACACTCCCGAAGTCATGGGATTTGCTAACAATGAAAGAGTTACATTTGAATATGGCATCGGTGGCACTGATAAAATGAACAGCAGCTCTTGGATTCTACATGGATACTTTGACCGACAACGAAAATTATTAGGGATATGATCAATTCATTTGGTCTATTGATCCTCAGACTATCAATAGGCACTATGCTAATACATCATGGATATGAAAAATTAGCAGACATAGAAAACTTTGCAGATGCATTTGTAAGACCTATTGGATTACCATTTCCAATATTTTCATCTTACATAGCAGCATACTCTGAGATATATGGTAGCTGGTTATTGATAGTAGGATTGTTTACTAGACTAGGTGCACTTGCGATCATAGGAACTATAACAGTTGCGATTTATCATGCGATTGTTACAGCAGGTTTCAATATTTACCTACTAGAACTTCTTGTGCTATACTTTGGAGGAGCATTCTGTGTTCTCTGTTATGGTGGAGGAGACTTCGCTCTTGATAGATTTCTCAAACGGTTTAGAATTAGATTTCCTAGACCACATTTACCTTTTGAATAATGAATTGTTGGCACTGTGGCACTGAACTGATCTGGGGTGGGGATCATGATCTTGACGAATTTGAAGATATGGAGTATGATATATTAACTAACTTACACTGCCCAAAGTGTGAATCTTACGTTGAAGTATATCACAAGATACAAAAGTAATTATGGATTTTCTGAAAGAAATAGTAAAAGAAATAGGAAATGACTTCACCCAACTCGCATCCGATATTGACGAGACTGAAACTTATGTTGACACAGGTTCGTACATTTTTAACGGCCTTATATCAGGGTCTATATTTGGCGGGGTATCTAATAATAAAATTACCGCCATTGCTGGTGAGAGCTCTACTGGAAAGACTTTTTTCTCACTTGCAGTTGTCAAGAACTTCTTGGATTCTAATCCTGATGGGTATTGCTTATATTTTGATACTGAAGCCGCTGTCAATAAGTCTTTACTATCAAGTCGTGGAATCGATTTAGATCGTCTTGTAGTTGTAAATGTAGTAACGATTGAAGAGTTCCGAACTAAGGCACTGAAGGCAGTTGATATATATTTAAAGACCAACACAGAAGATCGCAAACCATGTATGTTTGTGTTAGACTCTTTAGGAATGCTTTCTACTGAGAAAGAGATCAAAGATGCACTAGACGACAAACAAGTTCGTGACATGACTAAATCCCAATTAGTCAAGGGTGCATTTAGAATGCTCACATTGAAACTTGGTCAAGCAAACATTCCACTCATAGTCACAAATCACACATACGATGTCATTGGATCTTACATCCCTACTAAAGAAATGGGAGGAGGTAGCGGCCTCAAATACGCAGCGAGCACGATCATTTATCTCAGCCGTAAAAAAGAGAAGGATGGTAAAGAAGTCATTGGAAACATTATCAAAGCAAAGACTGCTAAATCGCGTTTAAGTAAAGAGAATAAAGAAGTTCAAGTTCGACTTTATTATGATGATAGAGGTCTTGATAGATATTATGGTCTCTTGGAACTTGGAGAGATAGGTGGCATATGGAAGAATGTTGCAGGTAGATATGAAATCAATGGTAAGAAAGTATATGGTAAACAGATACTTGCTAATCCAGAAGAATATTTTACACCAGAAGTAATGCAAGCACTAGATGAGATAGCACAGAAAGAATTTAGTTATGGTTCATGAAGAATATAAAAATTATAAAAACAGGAATAAATGTATCTAAGATAAAAAAACAATTAGAAAAATATCCAGAGGATTGGGGATCACAAAAGAAACTTGAGAATGTAAAATTAAAAGATCCCCACGAATATATTACATCAGTTGATGTATTGCAATTAGTAATGGGTGGTATTACAACACCTGGTGAAGAGGTTGGTAATACTGAGATATGCACAAAGACTCCTGCATATACAAAACACTCAGAAATAAGAAAGTTTTTAAATAAAAATTATCCAAACTATCGTCGTTGTGGATTTCTTGCTTTACCTGCTGGTGAAATTGTAGGAGCTCATATAGATGAAGGAACTTATTATCTTAACAAGGATAGATATCATTTATCAATACAAGGTCAGTATCAGTATTTTGTAGGAAATGAAGACGTAATTGTTGACGCTGGCACACTACTATGGTTTAATAATAAGATGCCTCATGGCACTGTGAATCTTGGTGATGAAACTAGGATAACTTTTGTTTTTGATGTTCCTCATGGATAGCATAGAGTTTTTAATTTTAAAAAATCTTCTTCATAATGAAGAGTATGTTCGTAAAGTAATTCCTTTTATTAAGGCAGATTATTTTGAAGACTTAAATCAGAAGATTGTGTTTGAGGAGATATCTAGTTTTGTAGAACAATATAATAAACCTGCTACAAAAGAAATACTTTGTATAGAGGCAGAGAAAAGATCAGATATAAATGATTCATCATATAAAGATGTCACTAATCTAATCTCAAGTTTAAATGATGAGCCATCAGAATATGAATGGTTAATTACTACGACAGAAAAGTGGTGTCGAGATCGTGCTATATATTTGGCACTAATGGAATCAATTCAATTAGCTGATGGAAAGGATGACACTAAGGGAAGGGATGCTATTCCTACTATTTTGTCTGATGCTTTGGCTGTGTCTTTCGATAGTCATGTAGGGCACGATTATTTACTGGATTATGAAGAACGTTATGAATCTTACCATAGAAAAGAAGACAAGATACCCTTTGATTTGGAGTTCTTTGACAAGATCACAAAGGGTGGCATACCGAATAAAACGCTTAATATCGCTCTTGCTGGCACTGGTGTTGGTAAGTCTTTGTTTATGTGCCATTTTGCCAGTTCTGTTTTACTCCAAGGTAAGAACGTTCTTTACATCACGTTGGAGATGGCAGAGGAGAAGATTGCGGAAAGAATCGATGCGAACCTTTTAAATAT